AATGATTTGATTTGTTATTCTTTATATTTTTTTATATTTTTATATTTAATTATTTCATGGCAGGGTAAGTGTCTTGTTTTGTATCATTGCGGGGCCCCCGCTCTCCTGATTGTTCCTAGAGTCTAGTCGATCCGGTTCCCCATTGCGAGTCTCGACCCATTAGCGTTCCTAATGGGTTTCTTCCGGATCTTTTAAGGTTTGAACCGGCCGGATGAGTTCCGGGTGATGTAGGATATAGAAGTCAACCGCACCACACTGCCATGATGGACATGCAAACTAACGCCTCCAAAGTTGTTGAACTCACCGCCAAGATTAAAAAGTTGACGGATCAACTTAACGCTGTTAAAAGTGATCTAATCGACCAAATGTTGGAAGAAAATGTTCAACAAGTGCAAATTAAGCGGCAGAATGTGTCACTCTGCCAGCGTAAAAATAAAGACTTTGGTGAGACCATCACCCGGCAGGAATTAGAACTTAAGGCGGAAAAGAAAAGGTTAGAAACTCTTGGAGAGTTTACTATCTCCAGTGTAACTAACTTCATTCAAGTCCGCTGAGCTGGCTGAGGGAGGCAATCGCCTCCCTTTCCTTACACTTTCCCATCGCAATCCTACAGTGTTTTTCTTCAACGAAGGCAAGGTATTCTCTGCCGTTATGTGCAATCCAAACGGCAAAGGTTATGTCGTAACTGTTACAAACGTCGCCAAAGGTGTGACACTTGAAGTGTCCAATCCCATTGAATCTATCGAAGCGGCGACACGTTGGGCGATGCGGTACGCTGGTCACAGTATCTACAAACTGAAAGATCCTGACGCTATCGAAGAGTATCTGTCGGAGCGATTGGGGTTCTAAAGTTGCAACTAGGGGCAGTCAATTCTGCCCCCTTTCCTTACACTTAAGTTTTTTTGTATTTAATATATCCAACTATTTCATGGCAGGGGCGGCACTCCAGAAGTCTAGTCGATTTTGGGGCCTAGGTCAAGGATTTCAACAACTCTTAACAATTGATTTCTTCAGGTTTTCTTCAGGTTTGGACCGGCCGGATGGGTTCCGGTTGATGTAGGATAGTTTCAAGCGAGGGGGGGATCCCTCGCAACTACACTAAACGGTCAGCACAATGCGCCATCCTATCATTCGCCACAATGCCCGCCCCGCCTATAGTTTCGCTGGCATCGTAAATGCCATAGAGGAAGCACAGAATAGGGGTCTGAAGCGTATCACAATGCGTTTCTCTGACTTTATTGTGAAACCTAGCAAATATGCTGGCAAGATGTATGTTTTCTCTCACGATAAAGAGATCAATAAGTGGGGTTCAATGTCGAACGTCTACCTAGGTTGGATTACAGCAACCGAGACCAATCTTGGTGAGGTTGATCTAATTCAGCGGGTGCAATCAGTTGCCGCTGATCCTTACGCTGCTGCTAAGTTGTACGGTCAGCATACAGGTTCCTGCTCATGTTGCGGGCGGGAACTAACTAACTCCCTCTCAATCGAGCTGGGGATCGGTCCTATCTGCAGAGAAAAATTCGGTCTCTGAGTTACATTTAGTGGGGGACTAATCATCCCCCTATTCTTTTTCCTAAAGGTATACGGTTCTGCCATACGCTGGCAGAACAGTATGATCGACGTAGGCGAACTTATGGTCTTTATTGACAGCGTGATGAAGGAACGGTAAGTATACGTTCGTGGGCGGCAGTTCTTTATGTTCTGCCGCCCTATTTCTTCGTTCGTGTATAGGCAGGGGTGGGGGGGGTTATTTAATTTTTTAAGGGACCGTATAAGCTATAAACGACCCAAATCGACCTATAAATACCGATCTCACTCAAAAATTTTTGAATACTATATAATTCATAAAAAGTCGCATATAATACAAAGACATGAAAAAAAATTCCGGAGAAATTTTTGACCTCATACAGGTTGATCCAATTACGGGAAAATATTTCGTAATATTACCAGAACAAATGATAAATGATCTCTCCTGGTATGAAGATACAGAAATTCGAATAAGACTCGAAGGTGATGAAATTGTGATTTCAGAAAAGGATGATTGATCTCTTATAGATAATGTGTTATAATATGAATGCAACTTACACTTTTTATGGATTTAAAAGAAAAATTTTATGCGAATCTCCCAAATAACTTAACCGAAAATAAGTGTTGGAATTGGAAAGGTTGGATAAACCACAAAAAAGGTGGATACGGACAAATAAGTCATAATAATAAAATTTTAAAAGCACACAGAGTATCATACGAATTATACTATGAAAAATCTTTAGACAATCGGCATTGTCTTCACAATTGTGACAATCCTTCTTGTGTAAATCCATTACATTTATTTGCCGGAACAAACTTGGATAATATTCAAGATAAAGTGAATAAAAACAGATGTTATTCTGGATATCAAAAAGGTGAGCATAATGGTGCATCTAAATTAAAAGACAAAGATGCAATTGAAATAAGAAAGTTATATAATACCAAAAATTATACAACTATTAAACTAGGAAAAATGTACGGTGTAGATAGATCTACAATTTCTTACATTGTAAATAATAAAACTTTTAAACATTTATTGGAGAATTAATTAAAATGGCTCGTGGATTCACCGTAAAGGCAAAATCTCCCATTCCATCAGATAGTCAACCAGAATGGGACTATAACCTGGCAAAAGAAATGGTCAAAGGAAAATCAATAGTATTCTGCTTACCCGGAAGAGGAGTATCCTATACCTATCTTAAGAGTTTCGTACAACTCTGCTTCGATCTAGTTCAGTCCGGAGCAAGTATTCAGATTTCTCAAGACTACTCCTCAATGGTAAACTTTGCTCGATGTAAGTGTCTCGGAGCAAACGTTCTAAGAGGTCCGAATCAACTTCCATGGGATGGAAAACTAAACTATGATTGGCAATTATGGATTGATTCTGACATTGTATTCAATACCGAAAAATTCTGGCAATTAGTTTTAATGAACAAAGACATTGCCTCTGGTTGGTATGCAACAGAAGATGGTTCTACCACATCTGTTGCTCATTGGATGGAAGAGAATGACTTCCGCAATAATGGTGGAGTCATGAATCATGAAACAGTTGAAAGCATTAGTAAAAGACGTAAACCATTTACGGTTGATTATGCAGGTTTTGGATGGCTTCTGATTAAAAAAGGAGTTTTCGAACATCCGGAAATAAAATATCCATGGTTCGCTCCAAAAATGCAGGTATTCGAATCAGGAGAGGTTCAGGATATGTGTGGAGAAGATGTATCATTCTGTCTGGATGCAAAAGAAGCGGGATTTGAAATTTGGTGTGATCCTCGTATTCGAGTTGGTCACGAAAAAACCCGCATTCTGTAATTTATGGAGTATGAGATAAAAGAATGGAAAGGATATTTTTTAAATATCACCGAACATTCTATCGATGTTTATAGTTCATGGGGATTTTTGTCGGGGAAACCTTTAAAAGGGCAAAAACGGGAAATTGCAATCATAGATAATAAGAGAAAAAAAATTTCTCAAAGAATATCTAAACAAGGTTATATTCGTTTAGATTTAAATGTTGGAATAAATGGAAAAAAACAAGTATTCCTACATCGTTTGATTGCTGAAACTTTAATTCCCAATCCCCACAATCTTGAATGTGTTGACCATATTGATGGAAATAAATCAAATAATTATCCTTCAAATTTACAATGGATCACAAGATCTGATAATGTAAAAAAAGCACAATCTATGGGTAAATGGGGAACTCATCCTAAAAAATATAAAATCAAATTCAAATCTGGTTCAGAAATTAATGTAGAAAATATAAGCAAATTTTCTAGAGAAAATAATTATGCAGCAACTAAATTAGTTGCAATATCTAAAGGTAAATTAAAATCTCATAAAAATATTACAGGAGTTTTAGAATTACCATGAAAACAGACATTTACAACATTCTATGTAAAGGTAGAAAAATATACTCAAATTTATCGGAAGAGGAATACTTCAACATTATGGAGGACCTGGCAGCTGAGTTTTATCAGACGGGTTCTCCGAATCCGAGTGAACTAGAAACTGAAATTATTGGAGAATAAACATGGCAATTAAAAAATCTTTAAGTGGTGGTAAAGATATTGAATCTCATCCCAAAAAAACAAAGCAGGGTGATGGGTCTCATACCAAGTATGCGGCAACATCTCGTAATTCGGCTCCTAAAAAGTATCGTGGACAAGGAAAGGGATAATGTATTACCTAGACGGTAACGATGAATGGAACAATATACATCCATCAGACCTCTGGGTATACAATAAACTCTTTATAAGTCGGATTTTAGGATATACTTGTGGACCTGTTGGGACCTGTGTACCTAAACCCGACTTTTATATTGTGCGTCCTTCTTTTAATTTACTCGGTCTTGGACGCTTTGCTCGTCGAGAATGGATTGACTTATACACTGATCATATCCATCCTGCTGAGTTTTGGTGCGAAATCTTTGAAGGTGAGCATTTAAGCGTCGATTTTTACCAAAAAAAGCAGATTTAGTAGTATGTGGTACTCGAAATTCTGAAGATCCTTACTACAAATGGCAAAAATGGGAAAAAATTGACAAAAAGGTGGAATTTCCAGAAATTTTAACCGATATTAAGGGTGACTATGACTGGATTAACTGCGAATTCATCAATGGAAACCTGATTGAGGTGCATTTTCGCAGAAATCCTGACTTTCGTTATGGAAATTCAGTAGCAATACCTGTTTGGGATGATGAAAAAATTGAAAATATGAAATTTATCGAGGATGCTGAGTATTTTCGGAAGGGTTTTTACATAGAATAAATAGATTTTTTACATCAAAATGAATTGGAACAGTACTCAATGGGAAAACACCTCTTATTAGAGGTATATAACGTTGATTTTACACTTCTCAATGACGCAATGTCTCTTCAAGAAGTCATAAAAAAAGGCGTAAACCGTGCAAAAATGACGGTATTAAATATTTTTTCTCATTGTTTTTTCCCTCAGGGATGCACAATTGTCATCGCTCTTAAAGAAAGTCATGTTTCGTGTCATACTTGGCCAGAAGAAGGATGTGTGGCAATTGATGTTTATACCTGTGGTGAAGGAAATCCTCGTTTAGTTGTCTTGGAAATATTAAAATACTTCAATTCCGATAATTATTCATTAAGAGAAGTGAATCGTTAAATAAGAATAAGGAGATAGAAACCTCCTTTATAAAAGTTCTGTTTTATTCACTAAAACAGGAGAAAAATGTCAAATTTACCAGTAGATAGAGACCAAAATTACATGAGAGAAATGTGGGGAACCACAAAATTGATTACGGACTATGAAAAACCATCATCACAAAGAGTGATTCAAGAAGTTATGCACGATCTTGCTCCAAGACACGATCTTAAAAAACAACAAGAACTTCATGAAAAAATTCGTAATGATGACGATTATGATGACTGGGCATATGGAACCGAACCAAATTATGGTTCTTCCTGGAAATAAGTATAAATAAATAAAAAACTTTTATTCAATGGCAGTTCAAAGGATATCCAGATCATTTAAAGATATCAGTTTATCCTTTGAACCTCATCCAGTCACAAAGGATCTACCGATATTAAAAAACGAAGATGCAATTCGCAGATCGGTAAGAAATATTGTACAAACCATTCCAACAGAAAGATTCTTTAATTCACTGTTGGGATCTGATATTACAAGAAGTTTATTTGAATTTGTTGATTTCGGTACTGCATCCGTAATTCAAAGTCAAATTGAAATATCAATTAATAACTTTGAACCCCGAGTGAATAATGTGATAGTTCAGGTAGATCCAATTCCCGATGATAATACATTTAATGTGACTATTATTTTTGACATTATAGGTCAAGAAATACCAACTCAAGAATACTCATTCATATTAGAGGCAACAAGATAAAATGCCTTTCACTAAATTTACAAATCTGGATTTTGATCAGATAAAGACCTCCATCAAAGATTATCTCCGTGCCAACTCCACATTCACGGATTTTGATTTTGAAGGGTCTAATTTTTCGGTATTAATTGATACTCTGGCATATAATACCTATATTACGGCATTCAACTCGAATATGATTGTGAACGAGTCCTTTTTGGATTCCGCAACTCTTCGTGAAAATGTAGTCTCACTGGCAAGAAATATTGGTTATGTACCTCGTTCCAGAACGGCAGCAAAGGCACAAGTATCATTTAATGTGTCGGTAAACACAAGTACTCCCACAGTCACCTTACAGGCAGGTTTAGTGTGTGTCGGATCCGTTGATAATACCTCATATACATTTTCAATTCCGAATAATATTTCGGCAAATGTTGTAGAAGGAGTTGCATCCTTTAATAAGATTGACATTTATCAAGGAACATTTCTTACAAAACAATTTATTGTAGACGGATCATTAGATCAAAGATTTATACTGAACAATTCTTTCATTGATACATCGACTATTTCGGTTTATGTAAGAGGAATTAATGAGAGTGGTCTTGGTGTCGAGTATTTTTCGGTTGATAATATTCTTGAAGTAAATTCAAACTCAAAAATTTATCTTCTGCAGGAAGTTCAGGATGAAAAATATGAACTACTTTTTGGTGATGGTCTAATCGGACAAAAACTGGAAAATAATTCGGTAATCACCGTAAATTATATCATAACTGACGGCGAAGAAGGAAACGGAGCATCTTCTTTTTCTTTTGCCGGAAGTATTCGAAATGCAGAGGGAGCAGCTCCCTCTGCAGAGGGAGCAACAATTAACATAGGTTCGGTATTCATCACGACAGATCAGTCATCTCAAAATGGATCAGAAATAGAATCAGTAGATTCTGTTAAGTATTTTGCTCCAAGAATCTATTCCTCACAATACAGAGCTGTTACATCCAGAGATTATGAGGCAATTATAAAAAAAATATATCCGGATACAGAATCCGTTGCCGTTGTTGGAGGAGAAGAACTGGATCCTCCAGAATTTGGATCAGTATCAATAAGTATTAAACCAAAAAATGGAACATTTGTTTCCGATTTTAATAAACAACAGATTCTGAATCAATTAAAGCAATATAGTATTTCTGGAATTAATCAAAAAATAATTGATCTTAAAATACTATACGTGGAAATTGATTCGTCAATTTACTATAATTATTCTCAGGTATCTTCTCTGGATTCATTAAAAACAAGAGTAATAAATTCATTAACGAAGTATTCAGAATCTGTTGATTTGAATACATTTGGCGGAAGATTCAAATATAGCAAGGTTCTTCAAATCATTGATAATACTGACGTTTCTATAACTTCTAATATTACCAAAGTTAAAATCAGAAGAGATTTGAAAGCCCTTATAAATCAATTCACACAATACGAATTGTGTTTTGGAAATCGATTTCACATTAATCCAGAAGGATTTAATATTAAAAGTACCGGATTTAAAGTTTCCGGCGAATCAAATACGGTATATTTAACAGATGTTCCGAATACTGATAAAGAAAACCCGGTAAAATTAGATGGAAGTGGAAAAGGAATATTATCAATAGTAAGACCATTAGGTGATGGATCATATAGAGTTGTTGCAGAATCTGCCGGAATAATTGATTATATAAATGGAGAAATTAAATTAGGAACCGTAAACATTACTTCAACATCCAAATCAAATGATATTATTGAAATACAGGCATTTCCGGAATCTAATGATGTGATTGGACTAAGAGATCTATATCTAAATTTCAATATTGATAAAAGCACAATAAATATGACAAGAGACGTAATTTCATCCGGTGATGAAATATCGGGAGCATCATTTATCAGAACTTCAAGTTATTCAAATGGAATTTTAATAAGAGAGTAATATGATACAGACTGGGTTCGAATCTAGAGTTAAGATACAACAAGTTATAGAAAGTCAACTTCCAAATTTTATTTTGGATGAGAGCCCAGTAACAACAGAATTTTTAAAGCAATATTATATCTCTCAGGAATATCAAGGTGGAGTAACTGATATTGCAGAAAATTTAGATCAATATCTAAAGTTAGATAATCTAACTCCAGAAGTTGTTGTGGATTTCACTAGATTATCAAATAATCTTTCATCTTCTTCGGGAATTGTTACGGTAACCTCTACCAAAGGATTTCCTCAAACATATGGATTACTTAAAATTGATGATGAAGTTATTACTTATACCGGAATTACCACGAATACATTTACGGGATGTATTCGTGGATTCAGTGGAATTGTTGATTATCATCAAAATTTAAATCAAGAAGAACTGATATTTTCCGAGTCAGAATCTGCCTCTCATAGTAGTGGAGTACGGGTACAAAATTTAAGTTCTCTATTTCTAAAAGAATTTTATAAAAAACTAAAATACACTTTTACTCCGGGATTAGAAGAATATGATTTTGTATCCAATTTAAATGTTGGCAACTTTATAAAAGAAGCAAGATCTTTTTATCAATCAAAAGGAACAGATGAATCATTTAGAATTTTATTTAATATTTTATATGGAGTAACACCGCAGGTTGTAAATTTAGAGAATTTTTTAATTAAACCATCCTCCGCAGAATTTATCAGAAGAGAAGTTTTGATTGCAGAGGCAATTTCTGGCGATCCTTCCAAATTGGTGGGACAAACTCTGAAGAAAGTTAATGATGAGAATACTAGTGCCTCAATTTCTGAAGTAGAAATATTCACCCGAAATACCATTCCATATTATAAAATTTCACTTTTTGTTGGATATGAAAATTTTTCGGCAGTTCTTGGAAATTTTACAATTACTCCAAATACAAAATGCATAATAAATGTTCCTATCGGATCTTCGGTAATTTCAGTAGACTCCACAATTGGATTTCCGGAAAAAGGAGCACTTGTATCTGGAAATAATAAGATTAATTATACTAGTAAAAGTATTAATCAATTTTTTGGATGTAGTGGAATTACATCGGCAATTTTATCATCCGACAACATAAGATCCGATGAAATTTATTTTGGATATGAAAATGGAGATCTAAGTAAAAAAGTTGAATTGAAACTTTCAGGAGTATTATCCAAATTCGTACAAGTATCCGACACATTGAATCTAGATGAAGGTCAAATTATTTCTGTTAAAAATATTGGAGATTTGATTGAAAATCCGCAGAATAATCAAACATATAAAGAAATATTTGCAAATTCTTGGATATACAACACAGCATCTAGATATGAAATAGAAAACATTAATAATTTTATTTTAAAAAGTAAAATTGATAGATCTAGTTTAAAAATTGGAGATCAGGTTGAAATTTTAAAAAGAGATACTAATACCGTAGTTTCATCTTCTGGTGCATATATTTCTAATATTATATTCGCAGAAAACGGAGTTATTATTGATAATAATTTTGATTTTAAACCAGAATCTGGTGTAAAATATGATTTAAGACGAAAAATTAATACGGCAAACAGTACAATAGTTCCAATACAGTTTGGAAATAATGTCATTTTATCCGATATTCAAAATCTATACACTGATGATAAGTATTCATATGTAGCTTCGAATTCATTGCCATCAGGAAGAAGTGGATATTCTGGAAATTTTACATATCAAATAGTAAAAAATATTCAAACATCCGTTGGAATAGGAACTGCTGATGTAGTAGATGATAAGTATACAAGCATAGTATTTCAAAATCCGGTTCCATTTATTACTGGAGATAGAATTTATTATCAATCATCTGGAGATACTATTGTTGGTTTAGATACCGGAGATTATTATGTACAGGTTTTAGATTCTCCGAATAAAATAAGATTATACTCATCATTATCTTTTGTTGGCACCGATAATTTTTTAACGTTTTCTAATTCTAATTTTTCCAATCAAACTCATAGATTTACATTATATTCTCAAAAATCCGGAATAATTGATGCCCAAAAATTATTAAAAAAATTTCCTTTATCACAAAGTATAGACACCGGAACAGAAGAATTGACGATTCCTGGTCCGGTTGGAATGTTAATTAATGGTGTAGAAATTGTAAATTATAAATCCGATGACAAAGTTTATTATGGTCCATTAAAATCCATTCGTGTATTAAATGGTGGAAATGATTATGATGTCATCAATCCGCCACAAATAACGGTCTCTGCCGGACTTGGAAATACCGCACTAGTTAGACCCGTGATTGAAGGATCTGTGAAAAAAGTTTTTATTGATTCTCAAGACTATGATATTAATCAAATTGTTTCCATTAAAGTATCTGGCGGTAATGGATCTGATTGTGAATTAGAACCAATTATTACAAAAAGAAGAAGAGATATTTTATTTGACGGAAGATTGACAACAAACTCCGGAGGAATTAGTTCAATCACCGGACAATTGTTATTTCTGACGGATCATAATTTAAGTAATGGAGAACCTATAGTTTATAACTCCAATGGAAATACTCCAATTGGAATCGGAACTACAAATTTAACTTTGATTAATAATTCTACATACTATTCTAAAGTCGATAACAACAGAACCATTAGATTGTATCAGTCCAATTCTGACTATTTGTCGGGAATTAATACTGTTAGATTTAATGGAATTGGTGCTGCCGGAATACACAAATTTTCAACCGCAAGATTTAAAAATACTATATCAGAGGTTAAAGTTTTAAATCCAGGCAGTGGATATACAAATAGAAAGTTAATTGTTTCTCCGGCAGGAATATCTACGATTAATCATACAATCAATTTCCAAAAACACGGATTCAAGAATGGAGAATTAGTAGTATATTCTCCCGATAACTTTTTCTCTTCAAGAAATCCATTTCCTCTTGGTTGGACTGCTGTTAATTTATCATATGCTTGGAGTGATTTCATGAACGATTATGCAATTTATCCTAGTGATACTTTGGCATTAGAAGGTTCAAATAATACGGTTTATTGGGATATTCAAATCACAAAAGAAGGCAATTATACTCTCAAACTTCAGGCAGATAATTCATCAACATTGTTTATTGATGGAATTCAAGTAGCAAGCTCTGGTAATTTTTCTCCTGGCGGGGAGACAAATGTAATTATAACCTTAGATAGAGGTTATCATCAAATATCTGCTATTGTGTATAATTATCCTGCTGGTTCTGTAAATTGGATTAATAATCCTGCAGGCATTGCTTGGACTTTGGAATATGAATCACAATCAGTAATTTCAAAATTGAGCACATCAAATCAATACTATGTCTTAAAAAATAGTGATGATTCATTTAGACTTTGTGATGCCGGAATTGGAGGCACTGATATCTCAAACTATAACAGAAAAAATTATATTAAATTTTCTTCCACAGGATCTGGTTATCAATCTTTTAATTATCCGGATATTTCAGTTTCTATACAATATACTCCTGTTGGATTTGGCACTATAACTCAACAAGTTCAATCTCTTGTTGCAACTCCAATTGTTAAGGGTAGTATTATCGATGTTTATTTGTATAAAAACGGAACGGGATATGGGTCAACGATTTTAAATCTTGAGAAAAAACCTCTTTTATCCATAAAAAACGGTCGAGAGGCTAGATTAACTCCAATCGTTATAAACGGTCAGATTAATTCGGTAAATATAGAATCAAGTGGAAATGATTATTATTCAACTCCGGATTTGATCATCACTGATCGAAGTGGTGCTGGATCTGGAGCAGATTTAAGACCTGTTATTACAAATCAAAGAATAACGGATGTTAAAATAGTGAATGCGGGAATTGGGTATTCCAGTTCTTCTACTTCAATTCAAGTAAAACCGGCAGGTTCTGGTGCCGTCTTAGATGCCAATATCAGAGATTTAAGTGTTAATCATAATATAAAGTTTGGCAATGAAATTTTAAGAGAAACTGAAAATCAATTACAATACTCAATTTGTGGATATTTTGATGGATTAAGACAATCATTCAATGATAATTCTAATAAAGTATCCAGTATAATTGGATGGGCATATGATGGAAATCCAATTTATGGACCTTATGGGTACTCTGATCCAAAAAATTCAAGTTCTGTTCCTAAACGGTTAGTAACCGGATATGTATCAAATTCTTCGAATGTTACTGACAGACCTAATAATTTTCCTTCTGGATTTTTTGTTGAGGATTATCAATATACAAATTCTGGAGATTTAGATAAAAATAATGGAAGATTTGGAAAAACACCGGAGTTTCCAGATGGAATATATGCTTATTTTGCAACTATAGACAGTTTTTCAAATCCGATATTTCCATATTTTATTGGAAATGCATATAGATCAAATACTATATCAGAAAATTTGACCTTAAATCAAAAATTTGATTTTAATAATTCAAATTTACTTAGAAATACATTTCCATATAAAGTTTCCGATGATTATGCAAAAAATGATTTTATAAATGAGGTTGATCAAATTACCGCACAAGAAGCAATTATTGAGTCCGTTTCTGAAGGAATTGTAAGTGGTTTAGATATTATTAATTCCGGATCCAACTATAAAGTTAATGATGTATTAAATTTTGATGATAGTAATACTTCAGGTGGAGGATTAATTGCAAGAGTATCTTCGATTAAAGGAAAAGAAATTGTAAAAATAGATACTTCTGTGGAAACATACGAGAATGCTATTTTTACATATGAGAACGGAGAAAAAGTAAAAGTTACAATCGTGCCAAAGCACAACTTATTAAATAATGACTTTGTTGTGATTTCTGGATTTTCTACTAATTTATCCAAATTAAATAATTCATATAAGATTGAAACTTCTTCTTATTATTCAAATGTTCTTAAAGACATTCCATCTTCACCGACATCGGGATTAACTACCGAAATTTATGTCACACAACTTCCAACTGCGGTATCTGTAGGAAGTAGCATCTCAATAGGTGAGGAAATATTATCAATATTAGAAGTATATAAAAATCTCAATATTCTCAAAGTAAAAAGAGGACCTGCCGGAGTATCTCATACCGCAACAACTCAAATAAACTTTATTCCAGATTCATTTACTATTCCTCAAAAAATAGATTATTTCGAATCAAAAGTAAATAATAAAGTATTTTTTAACCCGGTACAATCTGTAGGAATTGGAATCACACCCGGAATTACCATTGCGACAACTTTTAAATTTGGTGATTCAAATATCACTAGAACTATTCTCACACAAGGAATTTATATTGAAAATCATCCATTTACTGATAATCAGAAAGTAATTTTTACACCAGATGGAAATAATAATATTTCTATCTCAACATCACCAACTTCCGGTACATTTCCTTTACCTCAAAATGTATATGTAACAAATAAAAATATTAATACCATTGGAATTAAAACTAATTTAAATTCTTCCGAAGTATTTTTTAGAACTAATGGAAGCAATAATGACAAATATTCATTTGAAAGCACTTATCCGCAAATAATTGGAAAGGTTGAAAGAATTAAATCCGTTGTTTCGATTTCAACTTTTCACGAACTTTCTAATCAAGATATTATTGATTTAACTATTGAACCAAATCTTTCTGTGGGAATTGGAACATCATCTTCGATTTATGTTAAGAGAGATTTAATCTCTGGTAATATTCTTATGAATCCAATTTCATTCGGTTCTAGCGGAATCAATACTGAAACTGATACAATTCTAATTAATTCACACAATTTAAAAACTGGTGATAAAGTTCTGTATTCTTCAAATTTTGTTGCGGCTGGATTATCAACAGGATTTTATTATGTTTATAGAGTTAATGATAATTCTATAAAACTTTGTGAAACTTATATTGATTCTACATCGATTTCTCCAAGAACTTTAAATATTATCAGTACCGGAGGAGCAAATCAGAGTATTTCATTAGTAAATCCACAGATTACCTCATTTAAAAATAATAATCTAGTATTTAATCTATCGGATAATTCTTTGGCAGGGTACAATTTTAAAATTTATTATGACAAGGACTATAAAAAT